TTTATTGATGTAAATAAATTTAACATATAATCATGAAGTATATAAAAAGTTATGAGAAGAAAGAAGAAAAAACCTTTATAATTGACAAGACTAATAATAAATTTCAGTTATTTTTAGATGATATATTAGTATCTGAGACTGAATATAGGATAGAAAAACCAGATAAATGGTTTAAGGACGAGTATATTACAATATTTAATTTAAGGACTGTTAATAGATTTAAGAGAAAAGGGTATGCTAAATACTTACTAAATCAGATGTTTGATTATATTAAAGATGATCTTGGTATTGATATTATCACATTACTTGTATTTAAAAATAATGAAGGTGCTGTAAAATTATATTTAGGTTGTGGGTTCAAAGTGTTTCAAGATTCTGATAAAATGAATAAAGATGATACTGATAAGGATTCATGTTTCATCTTAATAAAAAAACTAAAATCATGAAATATATAAAGAAGTTTGAGGGTATTGAACAAACGTTAATTTGTGATATAAAAAAATTAGGTAAGTTACCAGATTTACAAGAAGGATTAACAAATTTATCATGTAAATATAACATATTAACAGAGTTACCTAAGTTACCAAGTACATTAGAAGATTTAGATTGTAGGGGTAATTTATTAGATTCATTACCAGAGTTACCTGACAGATTATTAGAGTTATGTTGTTCAAAAAATCATTTAACATCATTACCTACTTTACCTGATAGATTAATATATTTAGATTGTTCTAATAATGAAATATATTCATTACCTAATTTACCTAAGAATATAAGGGAGATATATTGTAGGGACAATAAATTGATTTCATTACCTACTTTACCTGATGGATTAATAGAGTTACATTGTTTTGATAATTTTTTAACTTCATTGCCTACTTTACCTGATGGATTAAAAATATTAGATTGCAAGAACAATGAGTTATCATCCTTACCTTATTTATCTGAGGGCTTAAAGGATTTAAAATGTTCTAACAACAATTTAAAAACATTACCTATATTACCTTCATCATTATTATATTTAGATTGTGATGGTAATAATTTGCCTTATGATGATTTAGATGGTTATAAAAAATGGATGAGTGAGAATCAGCCTGAGGTTGGTGATATGAGCAAATTTAATATTTAAAATATAAAAATTAGTAAGGTATATAATAACATTTGTGTTCACAAATGTTATTTTTTTATATATTTTTATATATAGAAATAAAAATAACTTATGTTAAATATACAATTAGCAAGTGAAGAGTGGGTAGATGGAAAATTGAGCGGAGGTACTGGTGAATCATTTTGGGAATTAATACCTTCAATTACAGGAAAAACTATTAAATACGGCAGGCTTTACAATTGGTATGCAGCAACTGATTCAAGAGGTATTGCTCCTATAGGATGGCATATAGCTACAGTAGCAGAATGCCAAACATTAAATGAAGCCAATGGATTCCCGATATTATTATCTGGAGGTATATATGGTGGTCAATATAATTACCCATTTGAATTTGCCGGTATTAATAGTTTAGAAAGAATTATGACTACGGAGTGGGATGGCTCTTACATTAAATACGTTTATTATTATGTTAATAATACATTTTATGTTGGAAATTCTGGAGGGGTTGATTCTTTAAAATTTGGATCATATATTAAGCTTATTAAAAATGATTCTAATAATGAAGGCGATGTAATTATTGATGGAGACACTTATCACTCTGTAACAATTGGTAGCCAAGTGTGGTTGCAACAGAATTTAGCAGTTAGACATTATCAAAATGGTGATCCTATTGGTTCAGATTTTTCTGGAACATTTGGTGCAGTATGTTCATATAATGATGATGAAAATAATGTATATGACATAACGACAACTGATGACTTAACTCATATTAGACCAACATTAGATAGAAAGATATATGCTAGTGATATTGACAATTTACCAACAGGAGGAGGTTCTTCCGTAACTGATGTTACATACAATGAATTAAGTGAATTGATTAATGATAGCGGATTAACAATTGGTAGTCAGTATTTGATTACTGATTATCAGACAGTTCATGCCATACCTAATACAAGTGATATTAATACTGGTATCATAGAACCTTTATTAGTAACTGCAAGTGGATTAAATACATTAAAGCCTGAGTCATATTCAAGTTTATTTCCTCAAGATATAATTTACTATGAAGTGAGTAATGATCCAAAAATCGTAGATAGTATGGCAATGACAAAAGTGATAGATGGTAGCACAATGGGATATATTTATAGAAGGATAGATACATTTCAGAATAATGATATTCCATTTGATTTCCGAAATGTTAAGTTTCGTAGGTGGCAAATTGACGTCACATCAAATACATGGGAAAATTCAACATCATACAATAAGAATAGTGTAGTTTTATATCCTAACTCTAATAATATTTATATTTGTTTAAATGATAATGTAACTGGAATTGATCCATCAAGTGATAATGAAAATTCATGGAAGTTATTTGAATGGACCAATTTAAGTTATGTAAGTCCAGTTAATAATAGCTGGAGTCTTTCTAATTTTTCAATAAATTGTTCAACTGGATATACTGATTATAACATGTGGATCAATTGGGGTTATAATGGTTATATATCTTCTTATTCGAATAAGATTAATTCAATGGCTAATCGTAATAATATATCTTATAGTAATTCTATTTTTTATGGTTCATCTAGTAATAATGATATTTATGCAGAGTTTAGTAATAATTCAATAAAGAATAATTTTAGAAATAATATAATAATAGATGTTTTTTATAATAATTCAATAGGGTCTGATTTTACAAATAATAATACGTATGGTGATTTTGGCAGAAATTCAATTTCTAATGGATTTCATAATAATTCATCTGGTGATGATTTTTATGGTAATATTATTTTAGATGGATTTAATTCAAATGAGATTAACGGAAATTATTTTACTAATAATATAATTAGAAATAGTTTTAACAATAATGTAATGGGTGATAATTGTCATGATAATAATATAGGAAAATATTTTCAATATAATAATACAGGAATTAATTTTTATAATAATAAAACAGGAGATAGTTTTCAAAATAACATAATAGGAAGTTCATTTAATTATAATATTATTTTGGGTGATTTTCGGGATAATTTAATAGGAAATGGATTCCAAAGTAATAAAATAGGAAATTCTTTTGCTAGTAATGATATAAAAAATTATTTTCAATATAATAATTCTATTGGTGATAACTTTAATAGTAATATTATTAATGGAGTGTTTAATAATAATTCAATAGGAGATAACTTTAATAATAATATATTAAAAATTTATTTTTCTAATTGTACAATAGGTAATAATTTCTCTAAAAATACAACTGGATATAATTTTTATCAGAATAATATTGGTGATAATTTCAATCAGAATACTATTGAAAGTGATTTTAAATATAATACAGTTGGAAGTGGGTTTATTATGAATAATGTTTTTGATAATTTTAATTTTGATTATACTGGAGTAGATTTCTCATTATCCACTCATGTTTATAATTCATATAATAAAGAATTATACATAGATTCATCAGGTAATAAGAAGTTAATATATGACAAGATGATAATTGTAGATGCAAATGCATAATAAACTAACTCAGTTAATTAATTTTAACTGAGTTTTTTAATATATAGAAATAAAAATATTAATGAGCAAACAAACAATTAATATCGGTACTTATCCAAATGATGGAACTGGAGATAATCTAAGAGATTCATTCATTAAAATTAATAACAATTTTAATGAAGTTTATGCAATGACAGGAACAACAGAAAACGGAAATTCTGGAACATCTGGAACATCAGGATTTAATGGAACAAATGGATTAAATGGTACATCAGGAGTTGATGGTACATCAAATACAGGAAGTACTGGAAGTGTAGTAACTAATGTTACATATAATGAATTGAGTGAATTAATAAATAATAGTGGATTAACAACAAATTCATCTTATTTAATTACTGACTATCAGACAGTACATATTATACCTAATACAGAATATTGGAACAATTTACAAATAGGTAAAGAATATATTATATATCATTTATTCAAAAGCAATAATCCTGATGATGAATCTGACGATTTTAGTAATGTTGGATATTTAAGTGATGGTGTTCCATTTGTATCAACGAATGAATATCCTAATTATTGGGATAATACTTATGTATATGATTACTCAACTGATTATTTGTTTACTTCACAAATTGAACCTTTATTAGTAACATCAAGTAGTGTTGATACATTAAAACCAGAAGCATATTCTACTTTATATTCTCAGGACGTAATTTATTATAATCATAAGAGTGATCAAATTATTACACCTGGATGCACAAAAGGATATATTTACAGAAGAGTTGATACTTTACATGATAATGATATATCTTTTGATTTCAGGAATGTAAAATTTAGAAGATGGCAGATTGATGTCACTAACATTTGGATTTCAAGTACTACTTATAATAGGAATGATGTAGTATTATGTGGAAATTCAGATATTTATATATGTTTATCTGATAATGTAACTAATATTGATCCAATTCAAGATAGTGATAATTTTTGGAAGATATTTGAATGGAGTAATTTATCATATATAAGTATTTATCCAGATTCTTGTTATATTGGTAATAATGTAGAAATTATGTGTTCAACAGGATATACTGATTATAATATGTGGAGTGATTGGACTAATTATTTATCATCATATTCAAATAAAATAGGCTCATCTAATTCACAATATGGGGACTTAATTAGATACTCAAATAGTGTGATTTTTGGTGGTGATTTCAATTGTAATACAATTGGAAGTGGATTTGATGGTAATAATATTGGAAGCAATTTTCGAAATAATATTATTGGAAGTGAATTTAATAATAATACAATTGGAATGGATTTTATGAATAATACAATTGGAAGTGGATATTATCAAAATAGCATAGGAAAAGGGTGTCAATATAATATTATTGGAAGTGAATTTGGTAATAATACAATTGGAAGTAGTTTTAGTAATAATATAATAGTAAGTAGTTTTTCTTCTAATAACATTGGAAGGAATTTTGATAATAATAATGTTGTAAGTTATTTTAGAAATAACACAATAGGAATTTCATGTGAGAATAATTCTATTGAAAGTGGTTTTTATGATAATAATATTGGAAGTTATTTCAATTACAATTCTATTGGAAGTTATTTTTATTATAATAGTATTGGTAGTAATTTTATAAATAATAGTATCGGTAGTAATTTTAATTCTAATAGTATTGGAATTAATTTTCAAAATAATAGTATTGGAAGTTTGTTTTATTATAATACGATTGGAAGTTATTTTAGAATGAATAATATTTTTGATTCATTTAGTACTAGTGGTGGATTGGATTTTTCATCATCTACTCATGTTTACAATCAATACAATAAAGAATTATACATAGATTCATCAGGTAATAAGAAGTTAATATATGACAAGATGATAATTGTAGATGCTAATGAATAAAAATAAACAACTCAGTTAATTAATTTTAACTGAGTTTTTTAATATATAGAAATAAAAATATTAATGAGCAAACAAACAATTAATATCGGCACATATCCTAATGACGGCACTGGTGATAATCTAAGAGATTCATTCATTAAAATTAATAACAATTTTAATGAAGTTTATGCAATGACAGGAACAACTGGAAACGGAAATTCTGGAGCATCTGGAACTTCAGGTGTAAATGGATTAAATGGTACATCAGGAGTTGATGGTACATCAAATACAGGAAGTACTGGAAGTGTAGTAACTAATGTTACATATAATGAATTGAGTGAATTAATAAATAATAGTGGATTAACAATAAATTCTTCATATTTAATAACTGATTATCAGACAGTACATGTAATACCGTACACTGAATATTGGAATAATTTAGAAATAGGAAAGGAATATATCATATATTACTTATTTAAAACTAATAATCCTGATGAAAACTCTGATGATGATTTTAGTAATGTAGGTTATGTAAGTGATGGAGTTCCATTTATAGCAACTAATGAATCACCTAATTATTGGAGTGATACAAAGGTTTTTGAATATCCAAATGATTATTTATCTACTGGTATCATTGAACCGTTATTAGTTACAGCTAGTGGATTAAATACATTGAAACCAGAAGCTTATTCTACTTTATATCCTCAGGATGTAATTTATTACAATCATAAAAATGATCAAGTTATGATTCCAGGTTGTACAAAGGGATATATTTATAGAAGAATAGATACATTACAAAATAATGATATTCCTTTTGATTTTAGACAAGCTAAGTTTAGAAGATGGCAAATAAATGTTACTAATAGTTGGATTTCAGGAATAACCTATACTAGAAATAGTGTTGTTTCATATAAAGATTCATTAAATATTTATATTTGTATAACTAATAATACATACAATGTAGATCCAAGTCAAGACAATGAAAAAGTTTGGAAGTTATTTGAATGGAATAATTTAAGTTATATTAGTATCTTTCCTGATAATTTATCTGTTGGTAATTTAAGAATATCATGTTCAACCGAATATACTGATTATAATATGTGGAGTGATTGGAGTAATTATGAAACAGCATATTCTAATATTATTCAATTTCCTAATTCAAATATAGAAATATTATATAATTCAAATAATGTCATTTTTGGTAGTAATTTTAATTCTAATAGTATCGGTAGTAATTTTTATTCTAATAGTATTGGTAGTTATTTTTATTCTAATAGTATTGGTAGTTATTTTAATGCTAATAGTATTGGTAGTGATTTTTTTTATAATAGTATTGGTAGTTATTTTAATTCTAATAGTATCGGTAGTTATTTTAATGCTAATAGTATTGGTAGTGATTTTTATTCTAATAATATTGGTAGTGATTTTAGAATGAATAATATTTGTAGTGTTTTTTATTATAATAGTATTGGTAGTAATTTTAGAATGAATAGTATTGGTAGTAATTTTGGATATAATAGTATTGGTAGTAATTTTAATTCTAATAGTATTGGTAGTAATTTTGCATATAATAGTATTGGTATTGATTTTTATTATAATAGTATTGGAAGTTATTTTTATTATAATAGTATTGGTAGTAATTTTATAAATAATAGTATTGGTAGTAATTTTAGAAATGATAGTATTGATAGTTATTTTTATGGTAATACTATTGGAAATTTTGTTAATTATAATACTATTGGTAGTAATTTTGGATATAATAGTATTGGAAATCTATTTCAAAATAATAGGATTGGAAGTTATTTTAGAATGAATAATATTTTTGATTCATTTAGTACTAGTGGTGGATTGGATTTCTCATCATCTACTCATGTTTATCAATCTTACACAAAAGAATTATATGTAGATTCATCAGGACAACAAAAATTAGCATACGACAGGAACACAATTGTAAATGCTAATGAATAAAAATAAACAACTCAGTTAATTAATTTTAACTGAGTTTTTCAATATAAGGATTTGACAATTGAAATATAATATATACTCACATGAAATACATTAAAATGTTTGAAAAAGTAGTGAAAGAATTATATTATAATGCTAACGGATTAGGCACATTACCAAAATTACCTAAAACATTAATTAAATTATACTGTTATGGCAATAGATTAACTGAACTACCTGAGTTGCCAAATGGGCTAGAAGAATTGTATTGTTCAGATAATAAATTAACTAAGTTACCTGAGTTACCAAAATCATTAAGAATTTTGTCATGTTATGATAATAATTTAGAAAAATTAACAGAGTTACCAAGTAGATTAGAATATTTATCATTTGATTATAATATATTAATTAAATGTCCTATAATATTACCAGTCACATTAAAAGAATTATTTTGCAAAGGAAATGATGCTCCTTTTAAAAATCTGGCGGAATATAATGAATGGCTGAATATTAATCATCCTGAGGTAGTTAATGCAAATAAATTTAACATATGAAACACATTAAAATTTTTGAGAAAGAAATTAAATTTTTATATAAGTCTAATAGAGGATTAACTGAACTAAGAGAAGAGTTACCTGATACGTTGAAACATTTATATTGTTATAATAATAGATTGGCTGAGCTACCTGAGTTACCTGATTCATTAATATATTTAGATTGTAGTTGTAACAAATTAGAAACTTTACCAAAACTTCCTGATAAATTAGAATATTTAGATTGTGGTTACAATGAATTAAAAATACTACCAAAGTTACCTGATACATTAACATTATTATATTGTAAAGGAAATCATTTACCTTATGATAGTTTAGAAGGATACAAAGAATGGTACTTTAATTCAATGATTAAAAAATTTAACATATAAAATATAAATGAAATACATAAACAAATATTATACAATAATAAAAGATTTAGATTATTCCATAGCAGGATTAAAAGAAATTCCTGAATTACCTGATGGATTAATAAAATTATCATGTTTTTATAATGATTTAAAATATTTACCTAAGTTGCCAAGCACATTAGAAGTGTTAAATTGTAACAGCAATAAATTAGAATCATTACCAGAATTGCCTGATACTTTAATAAATTTACTTTGTAATTTTAATAAATTAGAATCATTACCTGAGTTACCTAATAGTTTGAAAATGATGAGGTGTATGTCAAATAGTTTAATTTCATTACCAGAATTACCTCATTATATAAGAGAAATATATTGTTCAAATAATGAATTATCTTCATTACCTGAGTTACCTGATTCATTAGTATATTTTTATTGTTCTGGTAATAAATTAGAATCATTACCTGATTTACCTAATACGTTAAAACATTTACACTGTAATTTTAATAAGTTAGAATTATTACCTGATTTACCTAGTACATTAAGAGAATTAGATTGTTCAAATAACAAATTAACTGAGTTGCCTGAGTTACCTATGTCATTAATATATTTAAATTGTTTGGGTAATGATTTACCTTATGAAAATTTAGAACAATACCAAATATGGTTTGATAATAAATTTCCAGATATAGCCATGGCTAGAAAATTTAACATATAATATGAAGTATATAAAGAAATTTGAGAGTGTTGAGAGTGTTGAAACAGAGTTGGATTATTCTTTTAGCGGGTTATCTGAATTACCAGAGTTATATGAAGGCTTAGAACATTTGGTATGTAAAGACAATAATTTGACATATTTACCAAAATTGCCTAGTACATTATTAAATTTGAATTTTAGTAACAATAAATTTGAAATCTTTCCTGAGTTACCTAAAAATTTAAGAATACTTTATTCTGGTAATAATAAGTTAATGGATTTACCAGAATTACCAATAAGATTAGAATATTTAGATTGCTTTAAAAATAATATATCTGAGTTACCAAAATTACCTGATACTTTATTAGAATTATATTGTTCTAATAATAAATTGAATGAATTACCAGAATTACCCGGAAAATTAGAATATTTATATTGCAACAAAAATCATTTAATAGAGATACCTAAATTACCCAATACAATAGAATCATTGGATTGTTCATATAATAATTTAACAAATTTACCACATTTACCTGATAAATTAGAAGAATTATATTGTTCATATAATCTTTTAAATGAAATTTTATTTATACCTAAGTCATTAAGATATTTATCTTGTTCAAATAATAATTTGAAAGAACTACCAGAGTTACCTGATACATTAATAACATTGAATTGCTCTGATAATAATTTACCTTATGATAATTTAGATGAATATAAGAAATGGTTTTCTAAAACTCCTCAGGGAATGTCTAAAAAATTTAACATATAATATGAAATACATAAAGAAATTTGAGAGTGTGACCACAGAATTAAATTGTTCATTTAGTGGATTATCAGAAATACCAGAGTTGCCTGATACATTAACATATTTAAGTTGTGCTAATAATAATATAAAATCTTTACCAAAATTACCTATTAAATTAGAAATTTTAGATTGCGAGAGTAATCCAATATCTTTAATGCCTAAGTTACCGAATACATTGATAACATTAAATTGTTCTGAAAATGACTTGAATAAGTTAGATAAAATACCAAGTTCATTAAAATATCTATATTGTTCAGATAATAGAATAATTAAGTTACCTGATCTTACTGACATATTAATTGAACTATATTGTATGAATAACAAATTAACTTCATTACCTAAGTTACCAAGCACATTAAGAGATTTGCAATGTACAGGAAATCAATTAACATCAATGCCTAATTTGCCTGATGGTTTAGAATTTTTAGATTGTTCAAATAATAAATTAACAGAGTTACCTGAGTTACCTCAAAGCTTAGTAGATTTAGAATGTACAGGTAATGAATTACCGTATTCAGATTTAAGAGAATATAGAGAATGGTTTGCGATTAAATATCCAGAAAAAGTAATGGCAAGAAAATTTAATTTATAATTTTCATAATTGAAAAATATTTATTATCTTTGTGGTCACATCATAATGCGGTAAATTATAGAATAATTTGTGACCACTGAATAAAATTAACATATGAAAATAAATAATTTTAACGATAGTTTAAATAAAGATAATCCAGAAGTTGGTGATTATGTAATAATTAATGATGATGTTGATTATTCAGATATCGACAGTAATTATCAAAGAGATTATTTAAACTCTCATGTAGGTAAAATTTATAGAATAAGACGTCGAAAAAGAAATAATGAAGTTATATATGACATTGAATATAAAGATGCTCCTGTTAGAATAAAAGAGTTATTGAGTCTTGATAAAGATGATAATTATTCTGATGTTTATCTTGAATTATCTAGAGATATTTATGACATTGAATATTGTAGTAAAGATATAAAAGAATTAGAATTGATATTAATATCTAAAAAATTTAATATATGAAAGACAAAGAGATTAAATCTGAGCCAAAGGTAGGAGACTATGTCATTTGTTCATGTGGTGATATTGGTGAATTTGATAAATATAACGATTTCATAAAAGATAAAATTGGTAAAATTGTTAAATATTATGATGGTGGTAAATATTCTTATTTTATAACTTTTGATAATATACCAGGAGATTTATGGAACAATATTATTGATAATGAAAGAATTATAGTTTTTAAAAGGGAAGAGATAATAAATTGGAACAGTGATAAAGATACTATTGAGTCAATAATTAATTCTAAAAAGTTCAATATATGAAAAAATTAAAATTAATAGAGATTGTTGATGAACCATCATTAGGAGATTATGTGGTGTGTTCATATTCTGATAATGATATGAATAATTTTTATAATAATAATAAATCTGAACAACAGGAATTTATACAGAATAAAATAGGTAGGATAGTAAAAGATAATTGGAATATTAAATATAAATATGCTGTAACATATGATGACATACCTGATGGAGTTTGGATATCCAAGATTAATGATGTAAAAGTTATTGTATTTGATGATAGTGAGATTGAATACTTTTCATTTGATATAGATAATGCAGAGAGATATATAAACACAAAAAAGTTCAACTTATAATTAAGTTGAACTTTTTTTATAATTCAGTGTTCCAATGTTTTATAATAAAACTAACTACCCATGCTAAAGAAAATACTATAATAAATTCTAGCGTAATATATACAAATGTTTGATAATATCCACCAAATTGAGATATAAATGGATTACCAAACTTTACAATATATATAAAATCTACAAATAATGTAAAAACTATTGTAGTTATAATTAATAAATTTCCAAGTGTTAGTTTCATAATGTGATGTTAATGAATAAAATGAATATATGAAATATATAAAATAGAAAGAAAAACATATGCAATTACTGCCCATCGAATAGCATATTTAATAATTTCTTTGTTGTGCATTTTCATAATAGACTTAGTATTAATTATTAGTCTACAAAGGTAATACTTATTTTTATAATTCATAGTTATTAAAGGTTAAATTTATTTGCGGTTAATATTAATTCTAACTCTTCTTTATTTTTAGACCAATATATAACTTCATATTTATAAGCATATAAATATATTTTATCTAAATCATTTTTTGCATATATTCTATTACCTTGTTTCATCTCCTGTTTTTTATCAAATCTTATGACATAATAGCTTGAAAACATTCTATCAAAATAACCTATCGTGTGATTAAAAGTATCTTTATCCTTTGTGTCAGATTCTGTATGACATAGAACATAATCGCCAACATGTGGAATATAGTCTTTTTCTTCATATTGTTTAATATATTTCATGTAGTTATATATTAATTTTTCATGTTGAACATTTATATTTGTTAGATAGGATATAATTTAGTATATTTGTAAAAAATATAGAGATTACAAATAAAGTTTTTATTACAGATGATGACAAAGAATGAATCTATTAAATGGTTTTTGGACATATTAAAATCTTGTTATGTAGCAAATGATACAACACAACCAGAATTATTATATCTATTATATGATAAATCTTATGTTCGTCGTAATAAATTATCAAGATTAAATTCAATATATTATAATATTAATGACAGTGAAGCTATTTTACCTGACATTGGTAAGAGTGAATTATTATTAATCATACATTGTTCTCTTTATGGTATCAATTGCTCTTATGATAAGATATATAGTTATTTAGAATCAAATTACTCATCAAATGTCAATGAGTTGGACAAATTTATTAAAGGAGAAATATTCAAATTTAATATATTTTCTCATAACGATAGAGATTTTTTTATTTCTCATTCATATTTATGCACAAGTTCTTTCAGTTTAGATTTAAAATCAAGTCCAGAATTATACTCTATAGATATTAATCAGTTAGAAATTAAATATTTAGACATTAAAAAAATATTAAAATAGCATGGATAAAGAAGAATTAAGTAAATGGTTTTGGAGTAAATTTAAGTCATGCTATGTAGTATCAAGTGATATTTTTCCTAATCATGTATATTTATATTACGATAAGTCATTTATTCGTAGTAAGAAATTGTGTGTTATAAGTAAAAAAGAATTATCATTTATTCCAAATTTCAACAAAGGAATAAAATTATTTGACATTGACATTAAATATAATATGATGTCATGTGATTATTATATTATTTGGTCACATTTAAGAAAGAAATTTAATGAATCTGATATAAAATCTAAAACTCTTGATAATGATATTCAAAAATTTATACAAGAGATATTGAAATACACTAGATTTCATGATTATACTCCTACATATTTTGCTGTTATAAATACTGTTAAAATTGATAGTCTTAAATTAAAATTAACTTCATTAGATATTAATACAATATTAAAACCATATGGACAACAAAGATTTAAGTAACTGGTTTTTGAGTATATTTAATTCCTGCTATATAGTTAGAACTAAACAACCACGTGATGTCATAGGATTGTATTATGACATATCATACATACGTCACAATAAATTATGCCAGATAGATAATAAAGATGATAAGATATTGCCTGATGTAGATAAAGGAATATGTTTATTTGAGATAGATAATCTAAGAAATATTTTTATGTGTGACTATAATATCAGAGATTATTTAATTAATAATGGATTACCTGATGAAAGAAGTGCTTTAATGTTCATATTTGATAAATTAAATGACATTAAACATTTTAGGACATATAATGTAACTTTTAATGATGTCAAATCAGATAGAAGTTATCAATATACCTTTAATAAAAAATTAGAAATTAAGTATAAAAATATAAAAGATTATTTTGATTATAAAGTTGTATAAATAATAGTGTTAAATATTATGGTATTTTAAAATAAATATATAATAATATGAAAGTTAGAAAATTTAATGAGAATATAAATGAAAATGAGCCAGAAATTGGAGATTATGTAATTTGTCATAGTGATGAATCAGGTGAGAAATCATTAAATGAATTTACAAGTGTAAATATTGGCATTATTATAGATACAACGAGTAAAGATATGATAAATTATCCATATTCAATAAAATATGATGATTTACCAAGTCAGTTAAGTAGCTATACAAATAATAATAATGATTATAATACGATACCATTTAAAAAAGAAGAAATATTATATTTTTCTAAGAATAAAGAAGAATTAGAAACTATCATAAAGACTAAAAAATTTAACATATAATATGAAAATATTAAAGTTTAATGAGAGCATAAATAAAAAAGTACCAGAAGTAGGAGATTATGTACTAATTGAACCAGTAGGAATAAAATCTATTTCAAATTTTGTTAAAAATAATCCAGGAGAAATTATAAAAATAGGTACTTTTTCAAACGGTGAGGTATTTACAATTGTAGTAAAATATGAAAATGTACCTGATATTATTAGTGCATACTTTAATTATATTAGTGATAAAAATATAAAATCAAAATTATTTTATGTTACAGATATTTTAGAAATTGGTTCTACATTAGAAGAATTAGAATTAAATATCTCAACAAATAAATTTAACATGTGAAATATTTAAAGACTTTTGAGAATTCTAATGATTATACTATTGGTGAATTAATGTCCATTATTAGTTATTCTAATAAAAAAGATTCAATTAAAAGGGTTATTGATTCTTTTGATAATGTTAATATATTTAGTCAGTTTGGAAACACTCCTCTAATAATGGCAGTTTCTTATCAAAATATAATAATAATAAAGGAATTACTTGAAAATGGAGCAGATCCTAATTTACCAAATAAATCACCAATGTTTCCTATCATATTAGCGTCAAAAGGTAATAGAGAATATTGTATTGAAATAATAAAAATGCTGACTGATGCAGGAGCATATTGGGGAGAAAGAGATCATAAAGGTATGTATATGTTTGATCATTTAAATTTTGAGAATGCTAGTATTTTAAAGAAATTATATCCAGATAAATATAATGAGTATATACTGGCTAAAAAAATATATAAGTTTAATATATGAAAAATATAAAGACATATGAAGAAAAATCTCAACAGACATGCGATTTATATTCCAAAAAATATGAATCATATGATGAATTAATAGAAGATTTGAGTAATTTAGATAATTCAAATATTGATTATAACATTTATTACAATTTAAGAAATATTGCAATTGTGTATGCATTTATTTATAATAATAGCAAAAATAGATATGACATAAATCAACGTGATATTTTATGGGGAATGGAATATTTATATAGTGATTTTACAAATAAGATGTATTTAGGATTGAAGATAGATGAGATAGATGAGATAGAAAAAGAATTATTAAATAAATATGACAAATTTGATAATGTATCTTCAAAGAATATTCAAAATTTAGAAGCATTTAAGATGAGAATAAGATCAAGAAAATTTAACATATAATAATGAACATAAAAAGATTTAATGAAAGCATAGAAGATGAGCCAGAGAATGGCGATTATATTTTATGTGAAGTAAATGTAAAAACAAAATTATATGATTTTATAAATAATAATATTTCAAAATTGAGTTTTTCTTATTTATGGAATAATCTTCAGAAAATATATGTTATTCAATATGAAGACGTACCAAGAGAATTAAAAAATGAATTCAGTAGAAAGACTAAAAATGATAAAAGCTTCTATGAATGTGAGATTGCTAGAAGAGCAATAAAATACTGGGATAAAGATAAGGAAAAATTAGAACTAATATTAAAAACTAACAAATTCAACGTATGATAACCGATTTTAACTCATTTGAAAATAATCCAGAAGTTGGTGATTATGTTTATTGTGTATCGAAATTATCTTCAAATAATATTAAAAGGAATAAATTTATAAAGGATAAAATAGGTCAAATTGTTAGTATATCTGAAGATAAAAATTATCCATATATTGTTCATTATGATAATATTCCTGATAATTTCAGTGAATTTAGAATGCAATATGACTTAATCACGAAAAAAAGTGGCAAGACTGATAATTTTCAATTTGGAAAATGGGAGATTGAATTATGGAATAAAAATATAAATGATTTAGAAACTATGATAAATGCTAAGAAATTTAATATATGAATCATATAAAAACATTTGAAGATACTTACTCTAAATATCCAGATATTTGGATGAATGATTATGTAATTTGCAAGAGAAAAGGGCATAAAGACACCTTTGATTATTGCATAGGAGAGGTAGTTTATATAGTAGAAGGTCCAACTGGTTATTATACATATGAAATACAGATAGGAGATGCTAATGACAACCAAATGTACAGTAGGGATGAAATATTGCTACATTCTCATGATTTAGAAGAATTAAAAATGAATAAAGATTTATTATCAAATACTAATAAATTCAATTTATAATTATGATAATTAAAAAAAATACTGATAATGTAGAAAATAATAAACCTTATCACAATATATATTTTGCAGAATATAGATACGAAAATAAAAATATTATCAATATATCGCATAAGATAATAAAAATAATAGATATTTTGGAATCTAATGATATAAAATATGATATTAAGGTTGATATGGATTTTAATATATATTACTTATATTGTTATCCTAAAAATGTAGAAGATGAAAGACTGATAAATGAATATCATTATTTGACATGGTATTCATTAATAAGTACAGTAGAAAGATTCAGAAAAACATTAATAAATAATGACTTTGATAAAAATACTAATAGAGAAGATATTGAAATTATTTTAAGATCAAATAAATTTAACTTGTAAATATGAAGATTAATAGATTTAATGATAGCCTACAATATGATGAACCTAGTGAAGATGATTATGTTTTAATAAATGCGAATAAAATGTTAAGATCATCATCTGATGATGATGATAAAAAATTTATAAATTTTATAAATAATAATGTAGGTCAAATATATTATATTTATCGTTATAGTCATGATATTAAAGTTAAATATGATAACATACCTGATGATATATTAAATAGATTTCATAATGATCCTGATATTGAAATTAAACCAATTGTTAACAATTTGTGTTTATTTGGAGATAGTTTAATATTAGATTATTCTAAAAACAAAGAAGAATTAGAACTTAATTTAATAACTAAAAAATTTAACTTATAATTATGAAGATTAATAGATTTAATGAAAGCATCAACAATTTCAAATTATATCTAAAAACTTATAAATGTGATGACATTGGAGTTGAAATATTAAATGATGATATTAGAGACTTAATAAAATCTGGATTTTTATTATATGATATATATTATAAAGAAGGAGTAGATTCAAGTTGGAATTTTATATTATATTCATATATAAACGACTCAATTAACACATTCTATGATTTTGCCAATACTCACAATTTTAAACATGTGACTGATCGTAAAGATTTAGGAGAAGTTAGACATTGGTTCAATAACACAGATTTTGAAAAAGTAAATAAAGAAGATATAGAATCAATTTATCTATCAACAATATCAAATAAATTTAACATATAATGAAGATAATAAGATTTAATGAGAGTTTAAATGAAGGAAACCCAGAAATTGGTGATTATGTAATATGCAATGACAATCATGATAGTACTATAAATGATTTTAGTGACATTGATAATTTTATGATGTCATCTATTGGTATGTATGTAAAGAATGATTATGATAAATATCCAACTCATCCGTATGCTATTAGATTTTATGATATTCCACATAATTTACATATTTTTTTCAATAGTGATAATACAGTAAGAATGAAGCGCACTGAAATAAAATATTGGACTCAAGATAAAAAAGAATTAGAATTAATTCTAAAATCAAATAAATTTAATATATAACAATGAAGATAATTAGATTCAATGAAAGTAATATAAATAAGAAAAAAATTGAAATTGGTGATTATGTAATATGCAATGAATATGATCCAGAAAATTATAAATTTGATGACTTTAATATTCTTGTAAATAATAATATTGGAAAAGTAATAGACATAAATGGAGAAAAAAGTAGGGATGATAAATATGTTGTACAATATGATAACATACCTGAATCATTACATGTTGGCTACTTGGACAATAAATATGAATCAGCTATCAGATTTTTAAGAGAAGAAATAAAATATTCTTCTAAGGATAAATCTAAATTGGAAATTATCTTAGTTTCTAAAAAATATAACATATAATAATGAGAGTTAAAAGATTTAATGAGAGTTTGAACAATGGAGAGCCTGAGATAGGCAATTATGTATTACTAAATGTAAATAACCGTCATGACAAAAAGAATATAAATGATTCTATTGGATTAATAACAAATATTGACGACCAAAATAAAAAAATAAATAGAGGTAACAATAATTCTATTAAAAAATATGAAGTTCTTTATACTATAAATTACAGCTATATTGATGATGTTTATGGTGACTATGAATCTGATAATGATATCAAGGAAATTTATGCATTCAACGGTGAGATTAGATATTGGGGGGACAATAAAAATGAATTAGAATCAATAAGAAATAGTGAAAATAATAATACATTATAATGAAAATTGAAAGATTCAATGAAGGTAGGGAATTTGATATCTACTACCAAAATTATAATTTAGATAGCAAAGAGGATGAGTTAGTTTTAATACGTGATTTAAATGATTTAGAAAAAAATAGAATAAAACATTATATATATTCTCATGATAATACATATGAAATTTTCATATATTTTAAAAGAACGCCAAAAATAGATTTATTAGTAGGATATTTTGATAATTCATCATTTGCAAGCATAGAAGACATAAAAAATAATCTACCTAATAATGGATATACTCAAATAAAAAGAGATGATTTGGAGAAGATAAAATATATAGTAAAAACAAATAAATTCAACTTATAACAATGAAGTATATAAAGGAGTTTGAAAAATTAATGTCTGATAAAAAAGACTTTCCAATGGTAGGAGAATACATTTTATCTAATGATTACGTTGGAGCATTTAAATCTAGAACTTTTGTTAATAGTCATATTGGTATTTGCATAGAATTTAATAGAGGAGATAAATATCCATTTGTAGTTCAATATGAAAACATACCAGAAGATACAGAAAAATATTTCAATAAAGGTACAACTACTTTTTCAAGGAAAGAAATATTATGTTGGTCAGACAACATAGAAGATTTAGAAACTATTTTACAATCCAGAAAATTCAACATATAATAATGAAAATAGAAAGATTCAATGAAAACACAAATAATGAGCCAAAAATAAATGATTATATTATTTTTGAATATGATAATAGTAATTACAATTTAGGAGGAGATATTTATGACTTTTTAACTAATAATATTGGTAGAATAAGAAATTATGGAGGAAAAGTAGTAGTAAACGGAAAGACTTTAAGAACATATTATGTATCATATGACATATCAAACAAACATCCTGAAATATCAAATTATTTTGAATATGAAAATATTCCAGATATAATTAGGGATTATTTTAATTTAGGTTCTAAAAAAAATAAGGTTATTCATCTAAATGAAACAAATATAAAAGCATTTGGTAAAACAATTGAAGAATTAGAAATGATATTAACAGCAGACAAATTCAATTTATAATTTTTATATATTGAATTTACTTGCATCAACTACTTCAGGATGATTAATTTCCAGCCAATCATAATAACCATCCAAATCAGAATATCCTAAATCATTTCCTTCACAATACAATGTTGTTATTGTTTCTGGTAAAATAGGCAACTCAGTTAATTTATTAAATCTACAAGACAATACAGTTAATTTGCTTGGTAAATTAGGTAAAGTTGTCAATTTATTTTCACCACAATATAATTTATCTAATGATTCAGGTAACTCTGATAATTCTGTTAATTTATTGTCTGCGCAAGATATAATTTTTAAATTCTGTGACAATTTAGGCAACTTAGTTAATTTATTATTATAACAATACAATTTTTTACAGGAATCTGGTATATCAGGCAATTTAATTAATTTATTACCAGAACAATCTAAATATTCTAATGTTTTTGGTAACGTAGGTAAATTAATCAATTTATTATCTGAGCATTCCAATTTTACTAAATTTCTTGGTAATTTATGCAATATAGTTAAATTTTTATGATTATCATTCAATTCTATATTTGAATTTTCAAATTTTTTAATGTATTTCATATTATATGTTAAATTTTCTAGTCATAAAAATATCAGGATGATTTATTTCTAACCACTCATCATATTCTTTTAAATTAGTATATGGTAAATTATTACCAGAACAAGCCAACGATTTCAATGTAATTGGTAATATAGGTAATTCTTTTAAATTATTATTATAACAATATAAATCCAATAAGCCATCTGGTAATTCAGGCAATTTCTCTAAATTGTTTCCAGAGCAAGATAATAATGTTAATTTTTTTGGTAAAATCGGTAATTCATTTAAATTATTATTATCACAGCTAAGAATTCTTAAGTTATCTGGCAGAATAGGTAATTCTGTTAGTTTATTATCACAGCAAAAAAGTTCTTTTAATGTATTAGGCAAATTTGGCAATTTTTTTAATTTATTATATGAGCAAGCAAAATCAGTTAAAAATTCTGGTAATTTAGAAATTTCAATTATCATATTATTGTTACAATATATTTCATTTAATGTATTAGGTAAATTAGATAATGATGTCAATTTATTATCAGAACATTGCAATTTCATAAGAGTATCTGGTAATTCAGGCAACTCAGTCAAATTTTCGCCAATCAAAATCATTTTTTTAATTGAACTTTCAAATTTTTTAATGTATTTCATATTAAATATTAAATTTATTTGATGATAGTATAATCTTCATTTTTTCCTTATCTTTACTAAAATGTTTAATCTCATCGATTGAGAATTTCAATCCTCTTCCATTTTTTGTATTAGAGCCAAACATAGAATCAAGATTTTTAGGTAAATTATCAAAACTTATAACATAGTCATACTCATCTGAATATTTAGGAGCATAAATTATTAATCCTATATTAACAATAAGAAAATCTTTAAGTTCTCTAAATTCATCATATTGTCCAGGAGTTATATCACATATGACATAATCTCCTATTTCTGGCATATTATAACCTTCATATATTTTTAAATGTTTCATAAGTTAAATTTTTTTGCATTTTTCTCCATTATAAAAATTTCTATTTGTTTATTATTTGCTATTTCTAAATAGTTAATGAATGAGAATACAATTCTCATTCCATTAATTGTATCAAGAATTGCATCATTACCGTCAATTTCTATTATTCTTCCAACAATTTTACCTATTGTATAATTTATTTGAACATAATTTCCAACTTCAAATTCTTTTTTATTTTCAAATTGTTTTAAATGTTTCATATGCTATATATAATTTTAAGAAAGGTAAAAATAAATATGAATTAAGGTTAATAAATTATAATATTATACATTAATATTAGGGATTATATGAATTAATAGATATTTTTGTACTCAATTTAAAATGAAAAGTTATGGAAAAAGGAATATTTGTGGCTACAAGTGAATCATTTGAAGAATTATCTGAATTAACAAAATCAGTTTTGAATGATTTAAGCATGGAAGAAAATTCAAAGGAAATATCTGATAACATATTATCTCTGGAATTTAGTAAACAATTACTAGTAATTAATGATATCATAAATAATTTGTATTCATTAACTGATAGATCTAAAATTGAAATAAAAACAATTGAAAAATTTTTAATTCAGAAAGAATTTAAACCTCACCGAGAAATTTTAGTAGACATTTTCTTTGATGAAGGACATGATGGATTAAGCAGAACTCAACTACTTGAATTACACGAGAAAACTCATAACATAGTAATTGATTTAAGTAAAATATAATAATTTATGAAAAAAGGAGAATTTATATTTAATGGTAATCCTGATGATATATTAGAATTAACTAAGTCAATTTTAAATGGATTAAAAATTGATAAAGATATTGTTATTGTTTCTGATAAAATATTATCACTTGATTTTAGTGAACAATTGTATGTAATTTTTGATATTGTTAGAAATTTTTACGATTCAATTGAAAATATCTCAGATAGAAATATTGGAATACAAAAGTTCTTATCTCAGAAAATATTTAAAGATCACATTGAAATTTTACAATTTCTTTTAGATTATACAACAAATTCGAATATTAAATATCAAAAAGAAAAAATAAAATTATATGAGGAGAAGTTTAATATTAAAATAATAGTATAAAATAAATTAATAATAATAATAATTTAAATAAAAGGAACTTATGATTAATTTCATAGGTTCTTTTTTTATGAATTGTAAATTAAATATATAGATCATATGAATAACATAAATTCTTATCTATCATTTAATGAATCATCTAATGAATCTAAATTTAAACCACGTTCTTATCATTCTGACACTATGATAGTATCAAATTCTATATTTGATGATGAAAAATTATTAATCAAAGTCATAGAGAAAATAAAAATACTGGAAGATTCAAATATAGATTATGTAATATATTATCAAGACATGACAAATGGTTCATTTATAAGAATTAATTTCTTTCCTGATGATAGAGAAAAAATAAGAATATCAAAATTCATAGACAATTCATATTTTTCTGGATATTTATCAAAGGAAAAAGTCATAGAATTACGTAAAAATGTGGATTGGTTAAAAATAACTAAGGATGAAATAATATTTTTAATGAGAGCGAAAAAATTCAACTTATAAATGAAGCATATAAAAAAATATGAAAATATAATTGACGATATAAAAGTAGGTGATTATATAATATGTGAATATCATTCAAATATTAAAATAAATGAATTCACAAGAAATAATATTGGAGTATTAACAAAAATAGATAACGGAGGGATGTATGAATACATAGTAAAATACGATAATATACCAGACATTAAAGAAATAACAGATGAGACACTTATAAAGTATAAAAATTCATTCATGATCAATAGAGAAGAAATTTTATACTATAGTGAGAATAAAATTTATTTAGAAACTATATTAAACGCAATAAAATTCAACTTATAAATGAAAACATATATACAATTTAATGAAAATAAAAATAAAGTAAATACATATTATAATATGTATAATGATAATCCTGATGATATTATTGAAAATGAATTAGAGGACTTAACTTCTGATATATTATCATTAGAAAGATATAAAATAGATTACGTGATTTTTTATTTTAATAAAAATTTCAATTACTTCAGAATATACGCGTTTACAAATTATGAACTGGACTCTACAATTCCAAATTTCATGATAAGCAAAAATGAAACTAAAGAAGGTATAATAGAAACAAGATTACGCATAGGAAATAGAATTATAAAAAAAGATGACATTGAATTATTAATTCAATCAAGCAAATTTAATATTTAATATGAATATAAAAAGATTTAATGAAAATTCTGTTTATACAGAAGACAATACTTATGAGCCAAATAAGATATATTATATGTTATTTAATATTGAGACTGATGATGTATATAATGTGTTATTAAATTGCTTAGTTGAATTAACTAAGAATGAAGTAGATTATAGCTTTCTTTATAATCACATAGTTGGAGTTTTTTTTATATTTATATATCCTGATTGTCATTTAAGAAATATATTAAAATATGAATATATTTCATCATCAGCAAAAAGTAAAGAAGACATAGAAGAAGAGTATTTAGGAGCTGGTTATAAGATCATTAGAATAGAAGATATACCAATAATTTTAAATGCAAATAAATTTAACATATAACATGAAAGTACTAAAATTCAATGAAAATAACGAAAGAATTCACATATATTATAAGTTATATAGTGGAGAAGGAAAATATCATAAGATAGATGATGTATTTAATGATTTGAAAAAATTAGACAAACAGAACATAAAATATGATATATACATATTAAATAAAAAAGACATTTACTTAGGAGTATATGCTCAATTAGATGGAAAATTCTTATTAGAAAATCTACCAATTGATTTTGAGTCATCTGATATTTATGATAATGAATCTGAATATGAAGAAAAAAGAAAAGGTAGAAGTTCAAATTTAATAAAGAAAGAAGATATTATACCAACAATACAAGCACGAAAATTTAACTTATAAAATGAAAATACTAAAATTTAATGATACTGTTGAAAATATTTTCATATATAATAAATTATATGGAGAAAAATATAATTCGATAGATGATATAATTAAAGATTTAAATAAATTTGATAATCTGAAAATAAAATATGATATATTAATAACTAATAATTCATTTATTGTAGGAATATTTGCTAGAATACCTGGTAATTTAATGGGGTTATATATTCCTAATGGTTATAATTTATCTCAAGTTTATGATACAGAAAGAAAAGTAAAAGACATTAAAGATGGCAGATTTTTAACAAAAGAAGAATTAAAAATTGAAATTCAAGCACAAAAATTTAACATATAATATGAGGATCAACAAATTTAATGAACATAATAATGAAGATATTAATGAAGATATTAATGAAGATATTAACGTACAGATTAAAGTTTATTACAAAAGATATTCCATTTATGATGATGATGATATAGAATTTTTATTGCAAGACTCAGAATATCTAGTAAACAATTGCAAAATAGATAACATTATATACTATAAGTATTTTGATCATATAGAACCATCTCATTTCACATTTAAAATATATGCATTTCCTATTAATATAGAAGAAAGAGTAGTTCTTGATAAGATGAACTTTGATTTTCTTAGACATGAAGACGAAAATTATAAGAATACCTTAATTAATAAACATGATTTATGGACAGAAGTTGAATTTGATGAGATAGAGACTATTATAAATTCTATGAAATTTAATATATAATATGAAAGTAGAAAGATTTAATGAAAGTTTAGATGAAGGAAAGCCAGAAATTGGAGATTTTGTCATATGTACTGATGAAACAGGTGGATTAAATTCTTTTATTCATGATATGATAGGAGAAATTATTGATTATGTAGACACATTTGGTGCTCAATATCCTTATATCATAAAATATGATCTTGATCCACAATTATTAAAAGATTTAGAAATGTTCACATCAAAAATAAATAAAGAAGCATTTCCTTTTAGCATAAAAGAAATAAATCATTTTAGTAGAAACAAGAAAGATTTAATTTTAATATTACAAACAAATAAATTTAATTTATGATAGTAAAAAAATTTAATGAAAGTTTAGATGATGACAAGTTTAAGAAATATGTAAAAACTTATCAATTAGATAATATATCTAAACTTAGATTATATAGTGACATTCAAAGATTAAATAAATTTGAAATAAAATTTGATATGTTCTATTATATAATGAATGGAAAAGATATTTTTCTTGCCATAAATGCATATTTAGAATCATCAAAAAGTGATTTCATTCTTAAAGGTATAAATTTTACTACAAATAATGATATTTTTTCAGTTGATGAATTAGAAAAAGAAAAAGAAATTATTTTGAATTCTGAATTTTGGACTTTAATTGAAATAGAAGATGTTGATCAATTAATAGATAGTGTCAAAATGTCCAATAAATTTAACATATAACAATGAAATATATAAAAGAATTTGAAAAAAAAACTGATTATTACATATATTATAGAAGATTCAATGATTATAGTAATGATATAATGACAAATATAAATACATTAGAAGATAATCAAATAGAATATGATATCTATAAAATGACTCAAGATAATCATGACACCATTATTATATATGGATATCCTAATTCATCAAAGACTGATATTTTACTTAGCAATAATTTTAAATATTCTCCGTCATTAAGCTCTTTGTATGGAGAAATGAAAATTGATGAACTTAAAAATAAAATGAAAATTGGTAACTCATCACCAGGATATGACTCATGGCATGTTATTAGCAAATTAGATTTGATTTTAGGATTCTCAACAAATAAATTTAATCTATAGTGTGTAAATTTTTACCATTTTGAATAAAGTTAGAAATGTCGTTTTTATCTAATTTATTATACAAATTTTTAATCTTTTTAATACATTTAATTGCATTAATTGATAATTTTTCTGCATCTTTACCATCTCTCAAATTTTCATAATATTTTGATATTTCTTTGAATCCTGCAGCAGATTCAATGTCACCATTTCTCATAGACAACGAAGAATTTTCTGTTGATATTCCAACAAAGAATGAATAAACATTGTTCTTATCATTTGATTGCATCATCTGAGTACCCTGCTTAATAACATCCATTGATTTATTTTGTTGCTGTGATTGAGATGAGAAAGCAATTGATAATAATATAGTAGCAGTCAATAATCCTTTCTTACCATAATCTATAAATTTACTCCACCACTCAGAAATACTTTCATTTGACGAAAAAATATTATCAATAATACATTTATCAGTCATTGAAAGTATAATATCATCTGTCACACCAAATGATTCAAATCTTTTTAATCTATTCATAATATATTTAACTTTATTTATTATTATATATTAAAATAATATCCTTATCTTTGTAATTCTAATTAATATGTATAACTAAAAATAATTATCATGAGTTCTATTCCTACTTTCATTTCAGCATTTTTTGTTCTTTGTTTTGTAATATTATATTTTGTAAATATACACTACAGAAAAAAAGCAAACAAATAATATTAAAATATTCACGTTTATTCATTGAATATTAAAATAATATCCTTACATTTGTACTTTCATATATTAATCATGTGTGAAAGTTTTTTTATTAAATAACAAAAACTTAAATTATTAAATTATGTCTGATATGACTGATGGAGAATGCTATAGAAAAGCACCAGAAACAAAAAAAGATTTAGTTAGTTACCTATATTATATTGATACTAAGAAGATTGAATCTTATGTTAGAAAACGTAAAGTACAAAAATTATCTAAATTCTGGTTCATCAAAGCTATTTCAATTTATATTGAAAATGCAAAATTCAATTACTCAAAAAGAGATTTCTCAACTCTTACAGATAATCAGATATTAAATGGAGTAGAAATCAAAGAAATATTAGAATATTTAAAAAATAAAAGAAAATGAAAACGAAAAAAGCAGTTAAGTTCTTTCTTATTTCAGGATTAGTATTATTATTTTCATTAGTCGCAATTTTTTTAATCACTGTTGTTTTACATTTATTAAAAATAGACACCACATTTGTGAATAATATCTATATTTTGGTGGATAGTATATTCAAATTAGATATTTTATTGTTTTTTGGTATGAGCATATTGGAATATTCAGATAAAATTAATTATTTTTGTGAAGATAAAGATAAAGAAGATGAAAAAGATAACTAAAATATCTGGAATCATTTTAGTAGTGTTAGTTTTAATACTATCATTATTTTCCATTTCAGTAGGATTATTATCATATCATAAAATTATTATCAATTTTAATATATTCTCATTAATATTTAATAATATATTGTATATTACAGAAATATCTTTTATTATTTATCTATTATCATATACATCGTATCATACATACGTTGAATATAAATCTAAAAAATTAAACTTAAAAAATTAAATATCATGTATTATACAGGAGATCGTACAGAGTTTTTAGAAAAATATAAGGAATTAAAAAAGCTAAATCATTATGTAAGCTTAAAGGATTGTATGCCAACTGAAATGGTAGAAGATTTGAATTCAGATAAATCTAATCTGATCAAAACATCAACAGAAGAATACGGATATAAAAAATTCAATTATGATTCTTTATCTGAAAATAAAGAGTTATCATTATTAGCGGAAGATGAATTTGAATTCAGGTATCCAAATTATTTATTGGATTACGATTTTGAATTTGCGGAACCAAATCTTAAAACTGCAGTTATAAATTTCTTAAACGAAAAATTAATATCATTTGTAGATAATAAAAATTTCAACAAAGTAATGACTGAAAAAGAATTATTGTTGGATGATACTATAATAGTCATATACAAAGATCATAGAGAAATTATAATCTGTGATTATTTTTACTTTACAATTAGAATAATCATAAAAGATAATGAAGCTTGCTTATTAGATTATTAAATATATTGTTGTGAATCGGATGAATGACAATGAAGATTTTCATAATAATAAGAATTTTGATTATTATTATCTGGATAAATTCAATAAAAAAAGAAGTAACAAAATATTCAAATCTAAATTAGATACAGAATCATTAGAAAAAATGGATATAAAAATTATTGAAAATTATCTCAGAAAGAAAAAATTAGAAATAATTAATAAAAAATAATTACATGAGATTTAGTAAATTCAATGATAAAAGTTTTAGTGATAGACTTGATGTATATATGACAGATGAATTGAGAAAAATATTCAAATCTAAATTAGATATAGAATCATTAGAAAAAATGGATATAAAATTTATTGAAAATTATATCAGAAAGAAAAAATTAGAAATAATCAATAAAAATAATTAAAGTTATGTGGTTTTTTAATAATAAAAAAAAGAAAGAACGTATGAAAGCTGAAAATGACAAAAAAGAAAGAGAAATGGAAAACGATTATTACGGCGAAAATTATAAGCATAAGGATTTAGATGATTTATTCAAAGAGATGTACGGTGAAAAGTTTGATGATTATTTTAAAGATATATTTAAAAATGCAGGCAATGGAAATTTTCATTATAAGAAATCAACAAATTATGATCATTCAGACTTTTATGAGTCAGATTATGGTAGCATAAATCGTCCAAAAATCGATAATAAAGTTGATAATTCTTTCAAATTGATGTCATTAAATAAAGATGATGATGAAAAAACCATCAAAAAAAGATATAGAGAATTGTCAATGAAATGGCATCCTGACAAATATCAAAATGATACTTTAGAAAATCAAGGAATTGCGACTAGAAATTTCACAAAATTAAATAGCGCATATGAGACAATAAAAAAACACAAAAATATAAATTAAATCATGGATAATTTATCAGAAAAAGATAGACGTTTATTTATTTTAAAAAAAGAAAACACGAAAGATTTAGATTCCGTTAATATTCTATTATTAGATACTATGTCAATTGCGTTTATTGATAAGTATATCAGAAAACGAAAACTGTTAGTAATTAATGAAATCAAAGATTAATATTAAATTAGAAAATAAAATAACAGAATTAGAAAAAATAATCAATGATAATTTATCATCAATTAATCTGAATATTTTAAAAGATATTCAAATAGAGGAAAAAATTAATAGATTAGAAGAAATAATTATGTCTGTTACCTCAGATTATTCAAATTTGTCAATTAAGTGTAATGATTTTTTTGATGATACTAAAATTCTTATACATGAAGTTGAACAATTAAGAAAAAATGAAAAAAGGTTAGCTTATTTAGAGACTGAATTAAAATTTCCATCTGTTAATACTCTAAATAATATGAAGTTGGAAACAATTGAAAAATTTATACGATCAAAAAAAATAATCAAAATAGATGAGACTAATAACTAAATATAATAACTTACAAGAATGTTATCATAATTTACAAGTTGAATTTACTAAGTCTGAGATAGAAAAAGCGAATTTGCGTCAATTAAACAAAGATTTAATAAAAAAAGCCAATGATGCAGATAGTGGTCTTCTTTATTTAAGAAACAAGATTATAGAAAATCCAGAACAAATATTACACCACATAAAATTATCTAAGATTGAAAATTATATACGTAAGACCAAGCTTAGAAAAATAAGCACTAAATGAATAGTATATGAACATAAATGATTATGAAGATTATAAAAATTTAGAGAACGAATTTAGCAAATTAAAATCAAAATTCAATAAAATTTACAATGAAAATAACGAATTGAGATTTTATAATGATAAAATACATTCTTATTTATCAAATACAAAATTAGTGTTAAACGATATAGATTTCAATATAATAGAATCTTATGTACGTGAAACTAAATTAAATAGAATAAATGAAAAGCGATAAAGAATATTATGAATTAGAACGTCGTTATCTCAAATTGACTGATAAATTTGATAACATTTATTCAGATCATATTAAAATTGAACAATCATTGAGAACTAATTATGATGAAGCATTAAGGCAACGCAACACATCAAGAAATGAATTTTATAAATTAGAAAATGAGCATAAAAATTTGAATTATTTTTTTGATGAACTAAATAAAAATTTTACTGATCCAAAATTTGTTCTACCACAATTAAATATCATAGATATTGAAAATTATCTAAGAAAAAAGAAATTAGAAATTTTACAATATGGAAAAAAATAAAAAAAGCATTAAAATAATATCAGGAGTAGATTTTGATGAATATGAGAAATTAAAAGATAAATACGATCACATATTTCGTGAATATATTAGTACATTACATGAATTCAATTTAGTTGAAAATGAAAGAGATGCATTAGAGATAGAAGTTGAATCTTATAAAAAATTATTAAAAAATCCTAATAAATTATTAGAAACCATTAAATTAAAAGATATTGAAAATTATCTAAGAAATAAGAAATTAGAAAAATTAGATTGATGAAATATTACAAAAAAGAGAAAAATATTGAATATAGAACTTATAACAAAGATCATATAAATTTATGCTCTTGTAAAAACAAGCCAACAATAAATACTCATATATTATCTATAAATTGTTGGAAATTTTGCACCAATTTTATAGAAAAAGGAAAAGATGACAATGGAAATTGGATTGAGTGTAAATATTATACATCAAAAATCAGAAAAGATAAAATAATTTTATTGAATAATTAATGTTATGATTGGACATGCAAATTATTTAATTAGTAGAGATAATATAAACAAAGAAGAATACGAATTTTTTCTTAATAAAATTGACATTGATATAATATCAAAATTTATATGTCATGTAAAAAATAGAATTTCTATATTAGATTATAAATGTGAAATGGTAGGAATAGATTTTGAATACACTGAATATATTTCTATGTGCTTTATGGATTTCAATTATATTGAATGTTATTTTACAAAAAAGTCAAGAAAAATTAAATTAGTTACATTGAATAATGATTAATTATTATTATTTTAATAGAGGAGATAAAGTTGTTTGCATAAATGAAGATAGTGAATTGTACAATAAAATATTCATTATTTCATCCACAATATATCCATCATTTAATAACAATGGAATGAATATATTTCTTAGATTTGAAAAAAATAATAATACTATAGATATAAACTTTGAATCTTCAAATTTTATTAAATTAAAAAAAATTAGAGAATTAAAATTATTAAAATTAAAATATTATGACAGAAAGACAAATGTTTGAGAAATCATTTCAGAGACCTTCAAATTACTTTAAATTAACACCAAGAAGTCAATGGGAAATTGATGATGATTTAGGAATATTGGACTGGTGTGGTGAAGATTTATCTGATGATGATAGAATAAGATTTACTAATCATTATGACAAAAAAATTAAAAAGTCAGATAAATTAAAATAACTATATGTTTTATTTGTATAATTCAAAAAAAAATATTATCTTTGATAATATAAAAAAATAATTATGACGATTGTAGTATTAAAATTAATTTTTTTTGTAATCATATTTCCTATTACATTATCAGTAATTATTGCATATTGGTATAACATAAAAATGTATTATAAATTATTAGTCATTAAAGTATCTACAATATTATTAAAATATTTAGTAACTAAGACTCCTGATTATAAAAAATTGATAATTGAAAAAAACTATAGAGTAAGTACGAAATTAGATAAATTAAAAATAAAAGATATTGAAGCTCATTTGAGATATTTTAAGTCAGATGAAAATACATTAAAAACTCTAAATGAATTTAAGATTTCAGAAATTGAAAATTATCTCAGAAGTAAGAAATTGAAAAAAATTAAATAAAATATATGGAGACTATATTTGAAATTTTGTGTTTATTGCTTGCATTTTTTATTATAATAGCATTGTTATCTGAACCAATATATAATTTTTTTGATTATATTATAACTAATGCTAGATGTTTTTGTAGAAAAATAAAAATTAAAAAAACTCCTGAGTATAAAGAAAATATAAGGGTTAGAGAATTAAGTATTAGTGATAAACTAGATAACTATAATTCAAAAGATATTGAGACTATATTAAAATTTTATAAATTAGATGATAAAATTAAAAGTGCTGCATTGGATTACGATGTTAAAGAACTTGAAAAATATTTAAGAAAAAAGAAAATACAAAAACTAATATAATCATTAGTCATGGGGTTAATAATAGGTGGAGGTATTATAGTTTTTTTATGTTTATTAATGATTGTATTATTAATAAAATTTGGTTATGAATCAATAACTGAATATGTTCTATTATTTTTTTGTGCTATAATAGATATTATACACAATTTTATATTGAAAATAAAACCAGGTAATAAATTAAAAAATGATAACATAGAATTAAGTATCAGTGAAAAATTAGACAAATTAAATATAAAAGATGTTGAATCAGTATTGAAATTTTATAAATTAGATGATAAAATTAAAAGTACTACATCTTATTATGATATAAAAGATATTGAAAAATATCTAAGAAAAAAGAAAATACAAAAACTGAAATAATTTATGAAAGATAGCAGAAAGGTAACAAAAAAATCACAATGGTTATGTTCTGATTGTGGCAAAGATACTATTGTTGATAATAAAGATTACTATATGGTATCTCATGAAATATGGAAAAAATTTGGAGTTGGAGATAAAATGCTATGCATGGACTGTATGGAAGATAGATTATGTCATAAATTAACAAAAGAAGATATTTCAGATTGTCCATTAAATACCATTATCAATGAGTATACAATGAAAATATTAAAAAATGACTAGAATAAAATGTAAAGATTATTATATAATAAAAATTTGTTATTATGCTGACAAGTATTTAACTCACAGATTTGATGATAATCATTATGATAAGGTTAGTAAAGATCCAGTTGTGATAAAACAGCACTGGGAAAGAGCAGGAAAATATCATGAATTCAAAGGTAAATATATTGAGCATTTAACAGGAAAGAGTCTAACAGATTGGTTGTTTGATTATATGTATGAACCATATGATTGTGCATTTGAGGAAATATATGAAAAATATGGCATAATATCTGCTGTATGCACAGAAGGATGGTATTATTATTTCATACCAAAATCATTGCCTGATGTATTTGAATGGACTAAAGATAATTTAGAAAATCCTTACAAAGTAGTATCAAAAACTAAATGGATACCAATTGTTCAAACTAATTTGAATTGGCGTCGTACTGAAAGTTTGAAATTTACTAAAAATATGAAAGATGAATATCCACAATTAAATAATAGAAAAAGAACATAAAAATATGAGATATGATGGTTATTATTGGATAAATATTGGTAAAGATGGATGGGTAGTAGGAGAATACTATCAAAATAACTGGTATTTAACAGGAGCAGAAGAAAAATTTCCTGAAAGGTTTATAAAAAAAATTGACGAAAAACAAATAAAAAAATTAGAATAATGTTTATATTTAGTTATAATTTAAGTGATTCTGAAGAACCAGATGTATGGGAAAAGTTATCAGATAAAGATAAAGTACTAAAATATTTTGAATGTCAATTTGGTGGTGAAATGACTTTATTTAAAGTCATGTCATTTGATTTATTAGATGATTGGTGCGAGTTTAATCACATTGATAAGAAATTTGTATTACAAACTATCAAAGAAAATAAATAATGAATAAAAAAATTTTAGGATGCATAATATCATCATATAATAAAGAAAAAAATTATTATTGTTGTACTGTATCATTAGAAATGATTGAAACAAAAATAAATTTAGAAATTGTATCATATACATTATCAAATGATACATCATCATCTAATTTAAATGATGATTATATAGTTAAATATGTTGAAGTAGGAACAATTTTTAAACCTCAGATTAAAGTTATTAATAATATATTGCATGATATTAATAAAACATACAATATAAATTCCAAGGAATGGTTATTTTCAGATAGAATGAATACAATTATGAGTTGTTCATCAGTAAAGGATTTAATAAAACATCATTTAAACGAAAGTATAAAAATTAGTAGAAATTTCAAATTACAAAAAATAAATATAGCAAACAATTTAAAAATATAGTTATATAATTTTCTAGTATTAATTTAAAACAATAAAAAGTAATTTATGGGTTATGAAAACAAAAGGAGCGATCTAGTATTACCACAAGGAACATTTGTGTATATTCAAGATGGAGCTTCAGGACAGGTAGCAGTAGCTGTTGGTCCTTACAAAGAGAGTATTGGTGAAATTGACAGAGTAGTAACTTTTGATGAAGACACAAAAACATTTCGTCAATCGGAAAACTTTACAGAAGCAATTCAAGTTTCACTATCAGCAGATGAAGGACAATACATTGTATTGAGCAATCCCGCTGCACCTAAGGATGGAGATCCTCTTTATCCAAACAAAGGAAAAAGTTCTAATTTAACACCATTGAAGATTGGTAGTAAAATTAACATTCCTGGTCCTGTAACATTTCCACTTTGGCCTCAGCAAATTGGTAGAGTATTATCTGGACACAATTTGAAGTATAATGAATATCTTATTGTACGAGTTTATAATGAAGATGAAGCAAAAAGTAATATTAGTAATTCAATTATTAAAACAACTGATGCTACAACTGACACAGAAAACAAAAATGATAAGAAACAAAAAAAGGTTCAATTAATCTCACCAGATGAATTAGTTACAGGTAAATTATTTGTAATTAAAGGTACTGATGTATCATTTTACATTCCACCTACTGGTATTGAAGTTGTATCTGATGAAAATGATCTATTTGTTCGTAAAGCAGTAACATTAGAAAGATTAGAATATTGTATTCTATTGGATCAAAATGGAGCTAAACGTTATGTAAAAGGACCATCTGTTGTATTTCCAAAGCCAACTGAGGAATTTCTTGAACAAGAAGGCAAGAAAAAATTCAAAGCAGTTGAATTAAACAATAACATGGGTATTTATATCAAAGTTATTGCTGATTATGAAGAAGGAACAAAAAAATATCTTACAGGTGAAGAGTTGTTCATTACAGGTAAAGAGCAAAAAATTTACTTTCCACGTGAGGAACATGCAGTAGTAAAATATGATGATAAAGTTATGCATTATGCTGTAGCAATCACAGGAGGTGAAGCTCGATATGTACTCAATAAAGAATCAGGTGAGATTACTTTATACAAAGGACCAAAGATGTTCAATCCAGATCCAAGAACAGAAGTAATTGTTAAACGTGTATTGGACGAACAAACAGTAAAGTTATGGTTTCCAACTAGTACAGATGCAGTAGCTTATAACAAAACATTAGAAACTGAAATTGGTAATAGTGATTTAAGTGATCTTGGTGGAAGAAGCAATGCATATATTTCCGATCGTAGTATATCAAAAGGAACTAAAGCTTACTCATCAACTATGAACATGGCTGATGAAATGAGTAGAAAAAGTTCTTTCACTAAACCAAGAACATTGACAATGGACACCAAATATGATGGCGCTGTAACAATGAATGTTTGGCCAGGATTTGCAATTCAAGTTGTTAAGAAAACTGGAGAACGTGAAGTAGTAATTGGACCAAAAGTTAGATTACTTGAATTTGATGAAACTCTTGAAGTATTAGGATTATCAACTGGTAAGCCTAAAACAGATCATGATTTATTCAAAACTGTTTATTTACAAACTACAAATAATATTGTATCTGATATTATTGAAGCTGAAACAAAAGATTTAGTTAATGTAACAATTAGATTATCTTATAGAGTAAACTTCACTGGAGATAACAAAAAATGGTTTAATGTAGGAAACTATGTTAAATTATTAACTCAACATCTTCGTTCAATTGTCAGAAACAAAGTTAAGAAAGTCAATATTGAAGATTTCAATAATGATGCTGCAGATATTCTTCGTGATACTATTTTAGGTGTTGCAGAAGAAGGTAAGAAAAGACCAGGTAAAACATTTGATGAAAATGGAATGCAGGTTTATGATATTGAAGTACTGAATATTACTATTGGAGATAATGAAATTTCATATTACTTGAAAGATTATCAGAAAGATGTTGTAAAACAAAATATGAATATCAACAAGGCTAAGAAAGAATTAGAACTAACAAAAGAATCAGAAGACATTAAACGTCAAATACTTAATGAATCATTTGAAACTGATAAAGTTCGTTCAGAAATCAACAAACAAAAAACAGAAGTTTTAAATTCCTTAGAATTATCTAACGCTAACGCTAAGAAAGAAAAACAACTCATTTTGGATGAGATTAGTGTTATGGCTCTTGAAATTAGAAGTTTAATTGATAAACATGACATTGATGTAGATAAAGAAAAATCTGAAATCAGAACAAAAGAATATGATGCACAGATGAAAGCTATCACACCTAAATTGATTGAAGCAATGATTACTCTTGGTGGTGTTAAAACTACTGAAATGCTTGCTAAAAACTTAAAAGAACAAGGTGGTAATTGGACTGATATATTCAGAAAAGGTGGAATTGAAGGATTACTAGAAACTGTTAAAGGCACAGAGTTGGAATCAACTATCAAATCTTTAATGATTAAAATTAAACCAGAAAATCCAGAAGATTAAATATTTAATTTATATTAAATATAGTATCTAATAAATAAAAAATCTGTTATCATAGTATGGTAACAGATTTTTTTGTTTACTTTTGTAATACAATTAAAAAATATAAAAATATGATTTACTTAGCACATTTGAAAGTCACCAAATCTTATTATGAAGGAAAAACTTCAACATCTGAACAATTTCATATTGTAGAAGCAGAATCACAAACTGAAGTAGAAACAAAAGTTGAAAAATACTATGAGGACAAACATGATCCTTATTATTTGTCATATAAAGTAGAATTTGTAGATGTCAATGAAATGATTTCTTAATAAAAAACTATGAAATACATTCAGTTAGAAGAATCAGTAATTGTGAGAGGATTGGAGAATTATAAAGATAATTCTATTGATTTACTTATATTAGTATTGCATAGTTGTGGAAATTATGCTTCAGAAGGAAGAAGTCCAAATTCATTAATAGTATTCAAGGGAGGGGAATTTGCTATTACAGATTATGATGAACATATAAAAAAACTAATATCAGAAGGAAATATAACTGACTGTTATTTTGATAAGGAATTATTCATGAATAAAATTAAAGAACTAATATCAAATTCAAAAGAAACATTAGATGATGAAATAGATTAAAAAAAGGGAGAATCAATTGATTCTCCCTTTTTTTATTAAAATAACATTTCACCTTCTTTTAATATCTCAACACTTTCAACAGTATGAACTCCATATTCACCAAATGGAACGAATTCATCGAACAAATCAACCTGTTCTTGAGTCAATAAATTAGTTTCTATATACATATCATATAGTGTTGATTCTGAATACTCTGATGTTACCCAGTTATGACGCCATTCATTCCAATTATGCATTTTATCTTCGTTAAGTTTATCTTTACGAAATTTAAGTTGTTCAATTACTGGTTTTATTAATTCAATTTGATCGTCTGTTATTTCACTTTTTTTACTAATGTAATCACCATCATTAGTATCAGCTTTAATATAAATATATTTACTCATTTTTTTACTTATTTTTTAATATAGTTTTTAATTTATTCTGCAATATTATTACCATTTTATATGAATTATGTTTCCAACACTCATCATATGTCATCAATTTATTACATCTGGTACAGTTAGTTGTGTAATTAGTGTCTTTATTGCTCAGATCAATTTCACTATCAATAAGCTTGATTAAATCTGGCTTATGTCCAAAAAATTTACATATTATATTCATAATTATTTATTTTATTTAATTTATTTCTTCTTTGTTCAGATAATAATAAAAATCTGGTTTCAGAATAAATGCAATTAAGATCATTTATTTTAATTCCTACTATCATAGAATCTGTTACAGTATAAACACAAAAATATTTCAATTGATTTAATTTATTAAGATGATTCAAATTCTTATTATTTATACATTGAATTTTATCTCCTACTTTGAACATTCCAATTGTTTTAATTTATTTCTTCTTTGTTCAGATAATAATACAAATCTATTACGGTCATAAAGAAAATCACGACAATTTATTTCAACACTATTCAGTTCTACACTTCCAACTCTAATACTATCGCATTTAGTTACTATGTATATTTCAGTATAATTTAATGATAATGATTTATCAATATTTACCAGATTATCAATATCAATACAAACTAATTTATCTCCTACTTTGAACATTCCAATTGTTTTAATCTATCTCTTCTTTGTTCTTTTAATAATATAAATCTTTTCATCTTATAAAAAATTTTAGTATCATTATCTATACGTATTTTAACTCCATCTAATCCTGATGCATGAAAATCAATAACAAACAATACTAAATATGAACATTTTATTTTTAAGTGTTCAGAATTAATTTTACCTGGATTTACACAAACTACTCTATCTCCTATTTTAACCATTATAATATGTTTAATTTATTAAGTTTTTGTTTTCTTATTTTTGATAATAGAACAAATCTATTAGAATTATAAAAATTATGTGTTTCAAATAACTCGGTAAAATCATCATCACTACTTTTTACAGTATAGACTTTATATTTATAGATATTAAGTAAAGGTTTCATTCTATTAAATGGTATATCATTTATACAAACAACTCTATCTCCTACTTTGAACATTTCATTAACTGATTAAGTTTAATTCTCCTGTGAGCTTTTAATGATACAAATCTTGTCTCTGAATAAAGATATATATTATCTTCAATCAATTTAACTGAATCATTTATATTTTCCGATATAATATAAATATTATTTTTTTTTATAAATAGAATTTTATTTGGAATTATTGACTTATCATTCACACAAACAACTCTTTCTCCTACTTTGAACATTTCATCAACTGATTAAGTTTAACTCTTCTATAAGCTTGTAATGACATAAATCTATTAGAGTTGTAGCATATATTAGTTTCATGTAATCTAACCAATATACCACGAATCTCTGATATTGTATAAATATTATTTATTTTTAGACTGTTTACATATGTATTCTTAACTAAGCCATTTATACAAGCAACTTTATCTCCTACTTTGAACATTTCTTCAATTGATTAATTTTCTGCTTTCTATATTCTTTCAATAGAATGAATCTATATGATTTATAAACAATAGGATAATCTTTATAATTTACTATTCTAATCATTTCAAATCCAATACAAGCAATATAAATTTTATTAATTTTTAATTCTCCAACTCTGTCATTATCAACACAAACTATTTTATCACCATTATAAAATCTATCGTTTTGATTTATTGCGATATAATCATACATCTTCTATTCTTATTAGTTTCTGTTTTCTATATTCTTTTAATGTGATAAATCTTTGTGGAGTATAAGACATTGAAGATATGCAATGAACTTCTGTGTTAAATCTTACTGCAATATATGTCGTACCAGTTTTTAAAACATTT